CTACTTTAAAGGAAAGGGTGTTAAGTTTGCAGAAAAGCATTTTAAAGATTGCAACACAAAATACCAATACACAAGAAAGCTATACGAATTATTTAAACAAGAATACAAAGGTAAAGCAAGACAAAAATATGTTGAGTGCTACCACCTTTTAAAATTAAGAACAGAATGAAAGATAAAATAGTAGAAGATTTAAAAAGAGAGTTTGACATAAGAAGTTGTGTAGGAATAGACAAATACAAAACAACACTACAAGACAATAACAAAGATGACTTTTTACAACACTTAAAAGAAGAATTAATGGATGCAGCTTTATACATCCAAAAACTACAAAGCAATGGTAAATGATTTAGAGATAGTCAAGGAAGCAATACAAAACCAAGACTATCAAGATGCAATTAAAATGTTAACCGAAATACAAGAAGATTTAAAAATACTAGCTTTATGCAAGACGATATAGACAAACTAGAAACACCAGAACAAATAAGTGATTTACTTATACAATTATCTGGTATAGATATATACAAACAAACCAGGCAAACAGAATACGTAGAACATCGTGCTTTACTATGTCATATATTAAGAAACAAACTAGATATGAGGTGGCACAGCATAGCTAGATTTGTAAAGTCAAAAGGAAAATCTTATGATCACGCAACAGCAATCTATGCAAACAAAATGTATCCTATCTATAAACAATCAAACTTTGATTACTATGATAAACTAGAAAGCCAATTTATAGTAAGATCACAATTACAATACAGCCAACTCTCAAGATTAGAGATTATAGAAAAAAAACACAAGGCACTAGAAAAAGATTATTTTAAAGCAATAGAAAAACTAAACAAACTAACAAAAGAAAGTAGCCTAACACATAATGAAAAGAAATACAGAAACCTAGAAGAAGAACAACAAGATATGTATGATGAAAGGGCAGCTTTAGTATTAAAGTCTTTTGAATGGAAACAAAATAATAGTGATTACGAAATAATAAACTGCGCAACTTAAAAACAGAATTATGAACAAGAAACTAATACAAAAGCTACAACAGCTACTAGACAAATTACCAAAGGGTAAAGAAAGAAAAGCAATAAGAGAAAGACTACTAAACTTAAAGCTAAATAAAAAGAAAGTTTAATTACGTTATATAATTGAATAAACAAATTTATTTCAAATGGATAAAAGAAAAAATAACGGTGGTGTAAGAGAGGGTGCTGGAAGACCAAAGAAAGCAGACGAACTAAAATTAATTGAAAAGCTAGATAACCTTATTGATAATGATGAGGTGATTAAAACACTTGGCAAACAAATCTTGAAAGGTGATAGTCGTGCTATGTCATTATACTTTGGTTACAGATATGGTAAGCCAAAAGAGAGTGTGGATATAACATCATCAGATGGGTTTAATATTAACTTTAAAGATATCATTAAATTTAAGTGATAGACATAAACCCAAAGTATGAACCTATCCAAACATCAGATGCAAGATATTATATTGTAACTGGTGGTCGTGGATCGGGTAAGTCATATTCTATAAACTTGCTTTTATTGTTGCTTACTTTTGAAGCTGGGCATACAATCTTATTTACAAGGTTTACATTATCATCTGCGTACATTTCTATTATACCAGAATTTATAGATAAGATAGAAACACTTAAACTACAAGACTATTTTCATATCACAAAGGATGAGGTACGGAATAAGCTATCTGGTAGCAAGATAATCTTCAAGGGTATTAAGACATCAAGTGGTGACCAAACAGCCAACCTAAAGTCTCTAACTAATGTTACAACTTGGGTAATGGATGAAGCTGAAGAACTACAAGATGAAAACATATTTGACAAGATAGATTTAAGTGTTAGAGACCTAAAACAAAAAAATAGGGTAATACTTATTTTAAACCCAGTTACAAAAGAGCATTGGATATACAACCGTTTCTTTGAAGATAAAGGAGTACAGGCTGGTTCTAATGCAACCAAAGGAAACACAAACTATATACACACTACATATTTAGATAACATAGAAAACCTATCTAAAAGCTATTTAGAACAAATAGAAAACATCAAGAAACGTAGACCAGAGAAATACAAGCATCAGATGCTCGGGGGTTGGTTAGCAAAAGCAGAGGGTGTTATATTCTCGAACTGGAAGATAGGACAATTTAAAAAAGTAGGTGTGAGTGTCTTTGGACAAGATTACGGATTTGCAGCAGACGAGAACAGTTTGGTGGAAACTAACATAGACACAAGCAACAAAATAATCTATTTAAAGGAGTGCTTTTATCTCAAAGGTCTTACCACATCACAGATAGCTGAACTTAACCTTAAACACGCACAGAATAGCCTTATAGTAGGTGATAGTGCTGAACCTAGATTACTACACGAACTAAAAGCAAAAGGGTGTAATGTAGTCAAAGCAATAAAAGGTCAAGGATCAATTACTTATGGTATAGCTTTACTACAAGATTATGATTTAATAATTGAAGAAAACAGTATCAACTTGATCAAAGAAC